GACATCCAGGAGCTGTGGCAGCTGCACTCGGATCACGAGGTCTGTCATGATGTCTCCCAGCTCTTGGGGGTTCAGGAATGTTGTGATGGTCTTACCGAAGGGCCAGCTTTCGGTCAAGGCGGTGGTGCTGGGACGAGTCAGTCTGTGAATCTTTTCATACTTTGCAAATTTTGAGTGACGTTCGGGGAGGGTGTAGTTGAACAGGGAGTCTTGGGGGGACGGGGAGTCAAGGTAGAGGTCTTGTTTCCCCACCGCGTCGAGGCTCAGTATAGCACCTGATGTTGCCATTACAGTTCGCACAGATCTTTTTGCCACATATCTATCACGCTCAAACCCTGAACCCTAGCTAACTCTGTCCGTGCATCCAACGCCTTCTGCCGCAGCGCCGCCACTTCCTCCTCCGTGTATTCATACGTCTTGGTAGATAGCAGGTAGTCCACCTCCTTGAATTTGCGCCGAACCAAGTCAGCCTCCAGCGCAACCTTCTTGACACGGAACACCTGAATGTCCCCAGAGCACACCTGCTCGATGAACCGAGCCTTTTCTGATAGGCGCTCGGCATCATGTGTCAGTTGGAGGACCATCGCCTTCTTGCGTTCGCCATACACTCTGACCCGCACCTCCACGTAGTCCGTCAGGATCTCCTCGGGGCTGTTATACCGCTTGATGCCCTGGGTGGGGTGGAACAAGTGCATGTTCGAGGTGTGGAACGTCTTGCGCAACTTGAAGTCCTTCATCATATCAGTGCCCGTGTAGCCGTAGATCTCGAAGTGGATGTCTTGGGTAGTGCTGGCGTTGCGGTAGCTCGTAATCTTCTTCTTCTCGATCATGGCATCCAGGTGATCCTTGAACGGATCGGTCCACACCCCAGGGGGCAACTCCGTGATGGTCAACTTGTCTCCAGATGCTGTGACAATGCCCTCCGTTATCCACGAGTGTTCCCCATCGTCCCGGATGGTGCCTCGGAACCCCTTGAACCACGGCTGCATCCGCGTGAGTTGCTCCCCCCTCATCACCTTGTATAGGTTTTCCTTCAAAACCTCGGGGTTGTATGGAGGGACGTAGCACGAAAACCCCGTGCCGATACCCTCGCATCCATTTACCAGAACAGTCGGGATGATCGGAGCGTAATACTCGGGCTCCACCTTATGCCCGTCATCCACCACGGCAGGGAGAAGCTCAGTATCCCGCTTGTCAAACAAGTGGCGAGCCTCAGAGGTCAGACGGGTGAAGATGTAACGAGTCTGACTCGCATCCTTTCCACCCATCAGACGAGTCCCAAACTGCCCAGAGGGGAATAACAGGTTGATGTTGTTCGCACCCACGAAGTCCTGAGCCAGGCGGACGATGGTATCCGCCAGAGACACCTCGCCGTGGTGGTATGCCGTGTGCTCCGCCGTGTAGGCGGCGAACTGCGCCACCTTTACGTCCTGTGTAAGATTGCGCTTGAAGGCGGCGAAGATAACCTTGCGCTGGGAGGGCTTCAGACCGTCCATCATGTGGGGGATGCTGCGGTGGATATCAGCCAGGCTGAAGTGCACCATGTCTCGAGTGATGAAGTTGCTCACCGTCAACTCCCTGACATCCCCGTATGGAACCGAAAGAGTCTTGGACTCCTCAGATGCACGGGTCAGCCAGTGCTTTCGAGCATCAGCCTGCGTCTTGTCGAATGCCAAGGTCATCATGTCATCAGTCTCGTCGTCGGCGTCGAAGCGAACCGTCAGGCGGTCGATAGCCTTGAAATACTCCTTCGCCTCCACAGCCGTCGATGTTCCCAGACCCTTGTAATACTTGATCTTCCACCCCTGGGGGTGGGTCTCCCACCATTCACGATAGGCATTCTCCGTGAAAAACCACTTGTTCTGGGTTCCCTTGGTCGCCTTGATGATGGGGGTCACCATACTCACCACAAAGCCCAGAGAAATCAACTCGGGCCAGAAGGCGTGAATGTTGTTCAAGACCAACCCCTTGATGTGGGAACCATCGTTATCCGCATCCGTCATGATCATCATCCGACCGTAGCGCAACTCCTTGATGCTGGTGTAAGTGTGTCCGTGCTTCAAACCCAGGATCTGCTTTACAGAGTTGAACTCTGCGTTGGCAGTCACCTGCTCAGCCGAACAGTCTCGGATATTCTTGGGCTTACCACGCAGTGGAAACACACCATACTTATCACGACCCACCACCGTCAAACCAGCCACGGCGAGCGCCTTGGCGGAATCGCCCTCCGTCAGTATCAGGGTGCACTGGTCGCCTCGGATGGTACCAGCCCAGTTGGCATCATCCAGCTTTGGGATGCCCGTGAGGCGGGACTTGAGTCGACTTCCATCCGTCTTCTTGAGCTCCTTCTCAGCTTTGACACGGTTCAGAGCGTCGATCTCAGCCTGAATGCCCGTTTTCTGGAGCACCTGCTTGTGGAAGGTCTTGACAGGTTCCCACCGGCTTCCGAACTGCCCCACCTTCAAGGTGCACTCGTCCTTCACCTGACTACTGAAGGTGGGGTTTACCAGTGTTGCCTTGACCATGACGAATAGGGTATTCTTGACTTGATGACCTTTGAGATTGCACTTCTTTCCCAAGGTTTCCAGAACCCCATCAGTCACCTGGGTCACCACGTGGTTCACATGGCTTCCACCTTTGTATGTGCACACACCGTTGACCCAACTCACCTGCTCGAAAGCCTCATGAGGGCAGCCAGCCACCGCCACCTGCCACCTATCCTGCGAACTCACAACCACCTCAGCGTCTGCTGGGAGGTGCATACGGGCGTAGGTCTTGATGTCAAGCTTCGGCAACTCCTCGCCTTGCCAAAACACCTTACATCCAGACGTGTAGAAAGACGCATCCCACACCCGCTTTTCAACGAGCCGCGTAAAGTCCGGAGTTAGCCCAGTCATCCCGAATCGCTTCCAGTCAGGTGTGAAGCTGATGCTGACCTCGTTGCTCACCTTGCGGTAAGAGGAGACCATGGCATCCTCCTTGCGAGACATATTGTCCCTCCACGTCTGACTGTATTCCTTCTTGCTCTTGCCATCCAGAATGCGAACCTGAAACTCTGTGCTGTAAACATTTGCCAATTTGGCGCCGTAGCCGTTCCTACCACCCACTATCTTCTCCTGGCTGTCGTCATAGTTGGTGCTGGTCAAGAGGTGTCCGAATGTCAGTTCGGGGTTCCACAGACCCTCAGTGGGGTGCTTCTCCACCGTTATGCCACCCAGTGGACCATTGTTTACGACCTTCAGATTACCTTCGGGGCTTAGGGAGACCTCGATCTTCTTGACCTCCTTGGGGTGCGAAGTGTTGCGGTCAATCGCATTGACCAAGATCTCGTCGAAGATTTTCAGGAGGGCAGGAGAGACTGTCTGCTTCTTCTTGACAAAGCGGTCGCCTTCCTTCACCCAATATACATCTTGTTGCTGCGGAGTAGGGCCCACATATGAGTCCGGGCGCAACAAGATATGCTCGCGGTGAGAAACCTTTTTGACAACCTCCCGTGCCATTTTACTTATACAGGTATATACCCATATCCTTAAGATTCTTTCGGCAGTTTTTTTGTAAAGGTAGTGTATCAGAGATGGCGATGCGTACGCATACTATTATGAATACAATTGGTGATAAGACATCGGGGGTCGTAATCAGTTTAGGTCTGCTTGTGTCAGGTGGATGGTGGGCGGTCAATACCTATATGAGGGATGGCATCGGAGATAAGGCTAAGAAACAGAGTAATATCGCCAAATACGTTATGTACTTGTTCATGATACTGTTTATCATGAAGATTGCATTTGGAACCCGTATCGCAGAACAGGCAAGGAAAAAGGCTGAGATGGGCGCCAAGGTGGCTGCACAGCGAGCTGCCCGTCTTAAAGATACACTTAACAGTAGCGCGGCTATGAAGGTGTTCGGCAACAGGAAGTTCATTTCCCGGAAGCCTGTCGTTGGATTGGCACTGGCGATGGCGATTGGACTCTCTTTGCAGTTTAAGACGAGGAACTCGGATGATAACAAAACGAAACTTAAATTACAAGCCGTCTTTTTAGTATCCTTACTGGTCTTCTTGTTCGTCGGGCAGGTTGTCAAGGATTCGGCGGGAATTGCATTGCAAGAGGCTTCAGCGGCGGCTGCGAGTGTCAGTAAACCACCAACCGTCACCTCAAAATCTCCATGATTAACCCCGATGAGTGAAACATCTCGGATGGCGGAATTCTCTCGTATTTACCCTCGGGGTCCATCTTCATGTAGTAGTGGAGGGACATGAACCACGTGTAAATATTACTCTCACTCAGAGACGTGCTCCTGATACCACCCCTGCGGGACCTCCCAGACACCTCACGGTCCCGCAGGTTTGGAGTGGGCCACGGTTTCTCCCAGCACGCTTTGCAGCACTTGTATGCCCTGCCACCCTTGACCTTCCACATGGAATCGTTTTTGTCAAACCTGACTGGGTGGTATTCGAAGAATGTAACCATGTCAGGAACGATAGCCTTGAAGCCGTCCACGTCTGTCGACATCAAGATGTTCGTGGGGTTATTGCACAGATAGCATCGCTTGCCCCACTTGACATCGAACTTGGGTACCATCTCTATGATTAATTATGGTCGCATAACTTAATAAATGATTCTGTGGATCCTCGCAGGTATCGTGATAGTCCTCATGTTTCTATGGAAGTCGGGGACGCCCCGAGATCGCATCCAGACCCTGGTCCAGAAGTGCGCATCCTACGCCGTACAAGCGCAGCAGGACACGTCCCCCGTCCAGGCGATGCTCCACGCCAACTACGCCGCAGCCTACCTGGACGCATTGAAGGTTGTGAGCAGCGAGAGGCAGATCCAGCAGGTGGGGTCGGTCAATCTCGGAACGTTCCAGACTCACGTGTGGAACGTTCAGAAATCGGTGACGGACAAGGCGCTCGAGGCGGTCCCCGAGCTGGCGGGGAAGGTGGATTTGTATCTTCAATCTATTGCAAACCCACAGGTGGACTGGGCGTCTGCTGGAAGAGTTAAAGATTTTTCGTCGCACGAGCGAATTGGTAAACGAGAACGAGTATGATCGCAGCTTTGATGATCCCCGACACCAGTAATTGCACTTTGAACTTGTACGGACCCACCTGCTGCTCGTCCACCCTGTCTATCTTGAGAGTTCCAGCAACCAGAGGGTCTATGACACCGTCTGATAAATCTTTGACGATTCCGGTGAGCGCAGCCGCAACCATGAGAGATATCACCTGCGTGTCAATATCTCGTTGATGAAAGATCCAGTTGACGATGCTCTTCATACTTACTTTGTATATTGCAACATTAATAACTGTCATCCTGGCATCCGAACTTTCCATACTCCACCGCCTTATCCACAGCCATGTTGAGTTTGCGGGTGTTGATGGGGTCCCGGGAGTACAAGATGGCGGAGTACAATGATTCGTACTCCTTCCTCATCACAACCTCTTGACGAGTCTTAGGACGAATAACAGGTGGAGGGAGAGGGACGACGAATATAAGAGGCATGTATTATATGTAAGCAACAATATATGTCAGACGGTAAATACACCGTCGTGGAAAACCCTGAGGGTCCCGTGTTCATCGCAGTCACAACAGATTCCAACCCATACAGAGCATCCAGCCAACCTGTCAACCTCGAGACGGCAGTCAGTCTCGATAGGGATGCGTCGTTTGTCAGGTTCTGCTGCGTGTTGGATGGGATCATCGCATTCATGAATGTCGTCACCTTCCTCAGTCCCGTGGCGATGTTCCCACTCCTCGCAAGTGTGTGGGGTTATCACGGTGCTCGAACATACAACTACAAGATGATGGTGTCATTCATGGTGTATCAATACATCTACTCCGTGGCGAGATGGGGGTTTCTCGGGTATGCCATCTGGCATAACTTTGAGAGGGAAACTGAGGATGACTACAGGTATTGGTTGCTCTTGTCCCTCGCACCCCTCCTGCAGTCCTATATCACATGGAGGATACAGATGTTCTACAATGTCCTGAAAAACATATATATAAGCACATCTGCCTATAGTAATGTATAATGGGATTGAAGCGATGGCTACGCCGCAACTTATCTCCACTCTTAGGCGATCCTATGCCCTCGCAGAGGCCAACCGTCCACGAGTCATATTACTCACCAAGCCCCCCAATTTTGATGACTCCGCCAAAAAAGGAAATCAGCGTAAGACCCTGGTGGGTTGTTGTGCAGCGACGAATCTCAACGGGACTCAGTGTTCTAATCGAGCAGCCCCAGGATGCGGGGGCTTCTGTAAGCGCCACATGCCCACAAAAGAAATGTTAGATCAATTATAAGTATGCGTCTGGATTCTGAAACACTCCTTCCCGTCATGACTGGTATGGCAATCTACCTGGCAGTCGCCAAGGTGAGCCCCGAGGTTCGCCAGAGCACAGGTATCAAGCCTGTCGATGACTTGATATCAATGATGATTGCGAATCAGGGGTCCCACATGGTGGGAGTTATCTTTACCGGTCTAATTATCCTCATCTCAAACAAGGTCGCAGATCGCTTTTAACTGGCGAGAGACCTTGTCCTTGCTGACCGCGTATTGGGTCAGTGGGTGACCTGCACGACTATCACGCGTCTCGAACGCCTTCTTCATATGCGCCTTTAACATGTTAAAGTCTGGGTTCCCCCACTCCATCCCAGCCTTGAACAAGAAGTCGTCCCGGGGAACAGTGGTCATGCCACATCGAATGCTGTAAGGCGTGTTGACGTACTCGGGTCCACCGCCGTATTCTGGCATGATGACCGGTTTCGCCCTCAGCGCCGCCTCCACTGCACCCAGTCCGATGCCCTCGGAGTGGCTGAAGCTGACGTAGCAGTCCCCCTGTTCGTGCACTTTCTCCAAGTCGTCGGATGTCAGGAGACCGTTAATGACCTCGACGCCAGGAATGTCAACGGACACCGTCTGGTTACACGTCGCCTTTATGAGCAGGCGAACATTGTCCGTGTTGCTCCCGAAGAGTTCCACAAATGCCCTGATGACACCGTTGATATTCTTGCGCTGATCAGCGACGTTCCCCACGTGGTAGAATGTGTACTTGTTATTCGACCAATCCTTGGGCCTGTAAGAGAGCACGCTGACATTGGGGTCGTCCACGTATGCGTTCACCACATGGAACTTGCTCTGGGAAAACTGCCGCTCAAAGATGCGCTGGCAGAACTTGCTCGGGGTTGCCACGTGCTCGAATAAGTCAAACAACTTCCCGTAGTCCTCGTGAACCGTCTCGGTCTCGCAGATGGTCATCAACACCACCTTGTTGAAGCGGTGCTTGATGGCTGGGATCCGCTCGAACCACATCAGGATGGGGAGGGCATATAT